CTCGAAGTTTGATTCTGCGCTTGGTAATCACGCAGATCTATGACGGAAGGTACGTTTCCAACGTTCTGTGGAACCATTGTTCGCACCGGAATCGTGGATTGGTCTGGAATAATAGGGCAACTTCCCTGGCTGCCTGGCGTGGAGTCTTCGGCGGCTATATCAGCACCGCTGTAACCCCTAAGACTACCCCCTTGAGGAACCGCTGTGTCCATCGGACGGATTCCTGCCAGTTGGCCATTTACGTAGTGGTATTGGTAGTCACCGTATAACGGGTGAGCTTCTTTCCACTCTTCGTCTGTTTGTTTGCTTTCACTAGATCCCATTTTCTTCCGCAACTTGTGTTCACTTCCTCGATAACCAGCTCCAATTAACCTGTAAACCATCCTTAGCGGGGCATTACCTATTAAGGGCATGGCCCCAATGATTTTGGGTCCCAACGACATGTTACGAGTGCGTTCATAATAATTTTTATCAGCGTCGTCAAGACAAGATAAAGAATCACACAAAGCGTACTCACTATCATGATCGCGGCTGTGCCAATCAAGTTTTGTAAGCGGTCTCTTTTTCGATCTGCTCGTCGAACTTTGAAACTTACCATCTGACCAATTCGGTCCAGTAAAGTGGTCAAAGTAAGGCAGATACCATTCAGGAAGATCATCATAGTTCATTTTCCCCCACCTCTTTCCCATGTAAATATGTATTTAGTTTATCCAATTTATACAAACGCAATATATAAATTAACGTGAGAGTTTAACGCCGTCCCAAGGCGAGTCTAGGCTTACGCGCTTTCTAGGCCGAGCACCTTGTACTTGAGTTGCTGTTGACTTTTCAGCAAATTCAGAGGAAACTTGTCAGGGTGTTCTTTGCGTAGATTGCGGTACATAGTGTCGAAGAATTTAAACTTCGAAGAGTCCCAAACGTGGTTTAGCATGTGGCACGACAAGGCATTTGCCAGGTCGTCTAGTTTTGTGCGTTTCAAATGCGCAACATGCTTCGTAAAACGTGTCGGTTGGTATGTCCAGGCTCCGTCTTTATGGAAGAACCGATTGGAAAAGAATTCGCATCCGGCAAACTCTTTATGAATGTGGAAATCGTCTACTTCGAATCCCAAGTCACTCATTTCTCGTTTGTACCGATCTACGTCAAATTCCTCAGGGAACGTCTGTAAAATATCGTCGCCACCGACTACTATGTCGAAAGCTTCACTCTTAATCTCTGAAGCGGGTACACCCATACGGAGTAGAGCTAAAACGTGCAAAGCCAATTGCCCGATGCTGTTGCCTCCGATGGTAAAGAACCACCCACTCTTCATCAATCCTTTTGAAGAGGTTCCGTAGACGTGTCCGTTAGTCGTGCGATACCTCGCATGATCGAACACTTCCGCGAAACAGCTTGCAACGTCGTCTTTATACTCTGCAAACTGTTCTTCCGTCATATCAGCCGGTCGTTCGGCTAACTCTTGGACCACTCCTTCAACGATGTCAGCAATCCATCTGAAGAAGTTGCAGTCCCAATTCCGCTTATCACTCTCACCTACCCGCTTTTTAAGCTTGTTGGCAAGATGTCCGATGTCCCCAGGCCTCATCGGGTTGAACGCAAATTTCACTGGTGAATTTTTCCATTCATCGACTAGCTTGGTATTAAGGTTTTTGAAGACGCAATTGTTCTTGATTGTCTTATGTAGTGGCATCCCAGTTACAATTCGGGGCATCCCCTTTTCAATCTTTGCCACCTTCGTCGGCTCGGCCTTAATAAATGCTTTCAATTGGACATCCTGGCTGTTCCATTCCTGCAATACATGTTCCGCGAAACCCTCTTTTGTGTATCTTTCTAACACCTGGGAGTTTACTGCCAGTCCTTGCGCTTGGTATGGTTGTCCAGGACTCTTCGAATCTCGAACGGCTGTGGAGTCTATAACTCGCATAATCGCTTCTCGACTCTTATAGTCAACATCCGGTTCGAACTTATTAGCACTCATCATTTCTGAAATGATCATGATTACCTGTCGCTTTTCGACGCTTGTCGGTGGTCTGACTAATGAAAGATTTCGCTCTTCAAACAACTTTAAGTGATTTACTAAGCTGGTCTCTTCCGAGTCAGTTGTCACATCCGGGTAAACATATTTCTCCGGCTCATAACCCATCTTCTGCAGGATTGGCAGAGCTGCGTCAATATATTGCGCAGATTGCGACACCTCGCTAGGAGAAGAATTACAATGCACTGGAGATTCA